TAATTCGTCAACTAGGTCTACCTTAGACTCTGGAACGTCAATGTAAGACTCTGTAAATACGTCTTTCATTTTCTCCATAAACCCTTCAGCGATTTCGGTACGAAGACCGGAGTGAATCGCTAACTTGTTCTCTTCCATCCAAGATTCAACTACATAGTTTAGGTAAGAATCGACTTTACCGACAAGGTCAGTTTTAATCGAATCGACTTCTTCAGCAAGTTCTTCGGTATATTGCTCTTCAAGACGTGTAACTTCTTCGGACAACTTAGTTTTAACAGCTGCTTCAAAAATTATTGATGTCTTTTCCTTGAACTCTTCCGATAGAGTTGCTTCGCCTTCGACAATTGCTGCAAGCTCAGACCGAGTATCAGTCTCTTCTGCAATAACGTCTTCTAGGTCAGTACCTTCCATCATTTTAGAATAGGCTGCCGTGAGGTCGCCCTTTTTCATTTTATTTAAGGACTGGTACATCGCATTGATCATACCTGCCTTAGTTTTTGGTAATGAAGCCTTAGAAGTTGCGTTAGCTGCTTTGTCTACAGATGCGATTGACTCTGGCTCAGAAATTTCCTGGCCGTCTGTCGATACACCTTTAGATGCAGGAGCTTGTGCTTCTTCGAGAGTTTCCTCCACGATTTCGTTAATATCAGATTCGTGAAGTTCAGCTTCGACTTGTTTATTAAGATCAGTCATAGATGACTCCTTATAGTTTAGATTTGATTAACGAGAGGAAATTCTTGAATTCCCGAATCTGCACTTCTGGAAGATGCGCAATCGGAGTTTGCTTGATTTCAGTCTCTATCTCTTCAATGACTTGAGGTTGTAAGATGCCGTTATTCCAGATCCAGTCTACGCCTTCCATTATCCCATTAACAAAAGCTTCAGGGGCGCTTGGATCTTGTACAATGTCTACCGTATTCAGAATAAAGTCATCTTTGACGTACATGACGCCATTCTTTTGCTCAAGACTTCCCATACCACGAGTTGACACACCTAATTGAACACCGCCCTCAAGTAGACCTTTTACGATCTTACCCATAGGGGTATCTAATATTTGTGCCTTTCCGACCACATCAATTCCTTCCAAACGGAGATCAGTAATGAGATGCGAAACTTTATCCAAGTTAACAGTTGGGCCTTCAGGATGATTTAACTCACCTACCGCCCTCTTCTTGCTAACCTGTTCATCAACGTACTTGGTTACCGCTCGAGCCATAATGGCTTTCGGGTAAACACGTCCGTTACGATTCTTTTTATCTGCTTGTGCAAATACACCTTCAATAATGTAATTCTTCTCACCATTATCTTTAGCTTCTACAATGCATTGTACATCGTGTTCTACGTATTCGCTAATCAGTTTCATTTTATTTTCCTAAGTCTTTGAGGACTTGTTTCGCGGTTGATTCCGCTTCTTTCTGAGACTTAAACGTGTCAACAGAATCCCCATCAATAGATAGGTGAAATCCCTTGGCAGTTTTTGTGATAACTACAGGGTAACCTGACATCTTCTTGTTAAAGACTACTTTGTCTTTGGCTTCCCTTAAATCTTTAAATGTTTTCACAATTAATCCTCGTTTAGGAGTATTTATACAAAAAAGTATTTATAACAAACTTATCGTGCCAAATTAGGCTATTTCTGACGAATCCTCTTCCTCAGAGACCTCAGAGCCTAGGACATCGTCTACTTCTTCGTCGGACATTTCCATGTCAACTGGCTCTACGCCATTGAAGATACTGTCTGCTACCGCGACTTTCTCGGCGTCTAGGGTGTCTTGCATTTTGGCACCTAAGATACCATTAAACAGTTCTTGTGCAGAATTATAATCTCCACCTTGAAGTGCGCTTACAAAATCTAATGTTGGGGTTGTTTCTACTTCACTCATTATCACATTTCCTCTTCTTCATCTGAACCGTTTTCGTTTTCGGATTCAACTTGTGCCGACATCTCTTCGATATCTTCAGCATTAAACATCATTACATTTTTCATTACCCACTCACGTGAGAAATATTCTCCGACATAACTAGAGATCTGATCCATTGTCTGTAGACGTTCTCGCAATAGCTCTGCGTCTTTCAATTCAGAGAAATGGTTATCTCTAGTAAAGTCCACCTGAATCTGATTCTTCCACGCCTGCCAATCTTGCTCGGTACATATACCTTTCATGATAAGCTGCTTCTTTAGAATTCCCAAGAATAGCTGAGAAAACTTTCTGCGTAGGCGATCAATAAACTTTTGGAACTTAACTTCATCACGGTTGATCTCTGTGGATCTACCTAGAGAGAACTGTGACTCTTGCTCCAAACGGTTCATAGGAACATTCAAAGAACGATACAACTTCTTTTGAAAATAAATGATATCGTCAATCTGTCCTAGGTTTTCTCCGCCCGGCAATGTACTTATCTCTGTACCACGACCACCTTCTCTTCGTGGCAACCAGAAGTCTTCGAGCATAGACATGTGTTTACGACCATCTTTAACTTCACCGCTGTTAGCATCGTAAACGATTTTGTTTCGATAACGAGCCATGATGTCTTTTAGATGTTGTTCTGCTTTACCTTTGGGCATGTTACCTACGTCAATATAGAAGATACGACGTTCAGGTGCACGTGCCATACGATAGATGACTAGTGAGTCTTCCATCATGCGTAATTGGTTTACTGGTTTCATTGCCTTCTGTAGATATGACAGTACACGTTTCTTACTGTTATCTAGAAGACCAGAAGTGACATACGAAATAGAATCCGGAGTTAGCTTGATACCATTGTTGGCACCTGCTCTTTCCTGATAGATGTAAAAATCATTAGTCTTGTCAACGACCTTAGCACCAGTCTTGGCATCTTTTTTGTATTGAACTTCTTTCACCTTACGAACTTTAGTAGCATCGATAGGACGAACTTCTTGAATACCTGCTTTCATGTTAGATTCGTTTACTACTAGATGATGATATAATCTTCCATCGACATACCATGATCGGAATATTTCGTGACCATACTCTTCGAAGCTCAACATTGAAATTACATTGTTAAATTCTTCGGTTATGGTTTTTTTGATTTTGTCTGTCGTCTCAACCTTATCTAGATTGACCGACACAGAAGCTTCTAGTTCAGAAGTAACTATAGACTCGTTGATGATATCTTCGATTGCAGCATCACATTCTGGATGTTCTGCCATACCGCGATATTTTATGATTAGTTCTTGATTATCCTTTGCGGCAGTACCTTCCATATCCACGTACTGACCGAAGTAAGAACCGGAGGCCGTGACGTATCCAGCACCATCTTCATCCACTTTAGGGACAATGGAAGTTGCCTTGTCGTCTTCTTTGCCTGCAGCTTTAGATCTCTTTAATTCGAATCCAAATGCTTTAAATAAGTTATTGTCTGCCATAAAAATCTCTTAATAATAAAAGGAGGGGTGGAGAACCACCCCCCATAGTACTACTTATACTAGAATTAACTAGTCGTATCTGATTCCCAGTACTGGACTTGGAATTCAACCGTAAACTCTTCGACAGCATCGTTAGTCTCATAACTTAGGTCAATTGCCGCAACGTTAGTTGGGAAACATCCACGGAAGTTATAAGTCTTCAATACTGAACCATCTTTATCTAACTGATCTACGATAAGATCTGCTTGATAAGCGACAGGATTAGTAATACCAGTATTATTAGTATGTCCATTCATACCGTTCATCCACTTTTCCATGGCGTTACGTGTACTAAAGTCAGTATCGTTAATAACGGTAACTGTCCACGGTTCGAATGTACGGTCTCCAGCGATCTTCAATTGACGACCACGGAAAGGTACTTCAATAACAGCCATAATTGATGCTGGTAGTGCTGCGCCTTTACACATGAATGATGTAAGTTCTACATCTCCGCCGGCATATGCTGGGAAGTTGATGGTTGCACGAAATAGATTGGGACGTGCACCGCCACCTTTTAGTTTTGCTTTAAAATCATCGACTCTTAATGACATGATTATACTCCCTTGCCAACGACTTCTTCAAAATCAACACCACTTCTTACTGCTACGAAGTTTAACGTTACGTAGTTGATTGAACGTGCTGGTTTGATGAAGCATGATGCTATAAATTCGTTGCGGTCAATAACTTCAGCCGTGTTGTTTGTTTCGTCACAAACAAGACGGAAGTCAGTGATACCACGACGACCCTGTATTTCACGTAGAAATGGTTCTACGATATTAACGAATTCTGCACGAGTAAACTCATCGTTGAATTCGAACATCACGTTCTCGCCTGCTTTGCTGATCGCTCTTTCGATGGTCAAGAATAGACGACGAACGTTGATACGATCAAATGCAGATGGACGTGATTGCTTAGTTTTGTCACCAAACAACATGATACCTTGACCAGGCATACTTACTATAGGGTTAATCCCTGCCTTGTACAATTGGTCTCTGGAAGTTTTGCTTGGGTTATGTAGTAACTCAGTTACACCTAGGTATTGTCCACGACGTGAACCAGCTGGTGAGAACCATGGCGCAGAGACTTTGTCCGTTGCTGCCATAACACCTGCTGTAGAAGATGCTGCTGGAATGAATACATACTTATCGTTATACTTATCGTAAACTCTTATCCAGTTACTATCTAGTACTAAGTAAGAAGAATCAATATTAACGACACCAGTATATGTTGAAGCCGTGCCAGCAAAGGCAGAGTTATAATCTATAGATGCTACAGCAACACAATCTTTGCGCTGTTCTGCTATCGCTGTTATTGCAGTATGGATTGCTGCTATGTCCTGTCCTTGTGATGCCGAAGCAATCAAAAAGTCGATCTGGATAGCATCTTTGTTTGCGAATTGGTCAAACGCAGTTACGTGTTGTCCTACTGTAGGGGAAACGTCAGTACCACCAGTAAGGGCGAAATCTTCTTCGGCCGGTACAGCAGTAAGTGATACCCAAGAAGAGCGAGCAGCAATAACATCAACGACATAGTTGTTAGTACCGTTTGAGGTCTGTGCACCTGAAACAGTTGAAACGTATTCATAAGTTTCGGTAACAGCACCGTCTACTATTACAACAACGTGAACTTCGTCACCTGTGGGTGCTGAAGCAAATGCAGATTCGTATGCCCATGTATCAAATTCGTTAGTATCCGCATCAACATCAGCTGCATCTACAGGGCCACAAACCGAAACTGCGATTGAGTTGCCTAGAGAGCCGGGATGTTTTGCAGAGACAACACCATCCGACGCGGTAGCGCCAGTAGATGCTCTAACAACATACAAACTTGAAGAATATTTTAGGAAGTATGCGGCAGAAAGAAAATCTTCCACGCCAGCAGTTCCTGCGTTAGGGTTTCCAAAAACAGCAGCCAGTTCAGTTTCGTTACCGATTAGAATTGGAGTGCCGACTGGGCCCCAGTTGAAGTCACCTACTAAAGCACCAGTCGTAGAAGTGACAGCAGGAACGGATCCTGTTAAGTCAATTTCTTTGATCTGTACTGCTGGTGACTCAGAAAATTTTAGAGTCATGATCGTGTCCTTTTTTTAGTTAAGGTATAATAAGTTAAACATAATACGGAGTATTTCTTTCAATGTATCTATTTATACTTATTGCAAGTTTACCAAGCTTCGGGGTCATATGTCGCCCAATCCATGCTATACGGATCATCATTCACGGGCACCGGAATATTCTCTAATCCGTTGTCGTAAATCCCAAATGGCAATACATCGTCATCAATCTCTTTCATACGTTGATCGAATAACATTTGTTTTATGTTCACATCGGTCATATCACCGAAAGACTGTGTGCTAACAAAATAACCAAACATCACTAGATTCATCATTAAGTCATCGTGGTTACCAGTCGAA